AGATTTCTTTTGTAATTTTACACTATCTTTAATTCACTTATTAAATTCTTTATTATTATGGAAACGATTAACTTCCCGAAAGATTTAGATGATGTGAGAGATTTGGCTATTCAAATTGTTGAATCTCTTGTAGAAGAGGGCATTGTAAGAAATTGTATGGATACTGATGACGAAGACGAGTTTATTACACAAGATATAATTGTGGATATTCTCTGTAAAAAATTCGGAATCTCAAATGATTATGCTGATGAATGGGTTCGTGAAATGTAACTTTTAAATTATTCCAAAATAAAAATTTTGGGTTTACACAAAAGAAATCTTGAATTTTATTTGGAAGTTCGAGATTTCTTTTGTAATTTTACATTCTATTTATTTCACTATTAAATTTTATACTATTATGGAAAACTTATTTCTTCAAGCAATGCCAATTTCTGAAAGAACTGAAATTGATAACATTAAAGCAAACAAAGATTTCGCAAGAAAATTGGCAAGTGACCTTTCGAAGGTATTTCAAATAAATTTGCAAATCAGCGATTCTATTGATTCTTCACAAATTTATGTTGGAAGTATGAGTCAAAGATTTAATTGCCCATACTTTATTGCTAAAAAAGATGGTGTCATATTCAATATGAATGTATTGGGGTATAGAGAAAGCACTCAGTTTTTTAGCTTAGGAGAGTTATATGAAAAGTATAAAGAAACCTCAAAGGCAGACAATAACTTTTTAGGGAATGGTAGTGGGCATGGTTACGTTCAATTTAGTATAAAAATTCCTCTTGAGAATTATACCGATGTCTTGAGAGATATTATCAAATTATTTAACCAACAAAGGTACTCAAAAGTATTTTAAATTATTTCAAAAGAAATTTCGGATTTCATTTGGAAGTCCGAGATTTCTTTTGTATTTTTACACTATCTTTAATTCACTAATTAAACACTTACAGCTATGAGTTTAGAATTATTTTTAGAGCAAATTGAATTGGCTGACAACACTACCAATGACAACACCTTTGATATCTTTTATGATGTCAACACAAAACTTATTCACGCATTTGAAAATGATGCAGATGAACCAAGAGAGTTTGTTTATCGCTTGAAAGGTGAGCAGGATGATATTGCAAGAGAACACAGACAAGAAATCTTAGAATATTGCTTGGCAACCGTATTGCCAACAGATGAAGTTGGATTAGGGGATATTTTCGTACACGGAAAATTTATTGAAAAAGTAATTATTTCAAAAGAAATTTCAAAATAAATTATGAAATGTGAAAAGTATTTTCTATTTTTGTACTACAATTAATTCACAATTAAAATTTATACTATTATGACAGCTATGGAAAAAATTATGAACCTGCCGATTGGTCATTCAATCGATTGGAAGTTCGGGTTGATTACTCGTGATGTTTACAGAATGTCAGAAGACAAATTTGACATCACAGAAACCTGCGGTGGCTGGGTAAATGCTATTGTAGACAAACAAACAATGCAAGGCATATTAGAGGGTAAAATCTCACTACTTGAATTGGATTGGTTCTAATCACTTTAAAACATTAACAGCTATGGAAAACTATAAAGAAATGTATGAGCAATTACTGGCTGAATTTCAGCAGTACAAAAAAGAATCCATCAAATGGTCAGTTCAAGACTTTACGCTATATGACCATCCAACATACACCATAGACAAAGAAGCAGCGCAAGAGGCTTTGGAGGATATGATTAAGCTTCATGATGCATCATATGGCATAAGCTGGAATGATGTGGCGTATTATATTGAAGAATACGGAACAGAAAAAAAATAATATTATTTCAAAAGAAAGTTGGTGCTTCTCTTGGAAATGTCAACTTTCTTTTGTATTTTTGTTGGACAATTTTAAATCACTTATTCACTATTAAAACTTAAAGATTATGCTAAACGAATTCAAAGAACTCAGACAATTGATTGCCAATCCAAATGCAAACAAAGATGTACACTCTAAAGAAGTATTAGCACAGATGATGCTTCTTGAAATCAAATTGCTTGAAATCCAAAACAGAATGGATTGTGCAAAGAAAGTGTTGAGTGAATTATGCACTATCATTCACAATAGTTCTGCCGAAACACTTTCGGGAATTTCGATTCACTTGAACCACGATGAATATAATAAAGTGCATTATGCAACTAATGACATTGGACTTTTGTTGGATATGAACAGTGATTATTGTGTAAAAGAGAATTGGCATAATATGTTCCCCCCAATAGAACTGCCAAACATCCTCAAAGAAGATTTTGTCGCTTGGGACACAAAGAATAATTGTCCTAAGGAGAGTTTGGACATTGTCTATCATTACACCTCGCTGATTCAGTTAATGAATGATGGGATGCAACTTGAGGAGGATGAGGAATTCGTATGTATTAAAAACATTCCTTTGAGATGGCAAGTTCTGTACGATGCCGAAATCGAAAGAAACAAATAAAATTATTTCAAAAGAAATCTTGGATTTCATTTGGAAGTTCAAGATTTCTTTTGTATTTTTGTTGGACAATTTTTAACACTTTAAAACTTTAAACTTATGGCAAAATTCAAATTGAACGAAGAACAATTCGTTCTCCTAACGGCAAATACTTTGACTCTAAGGAACACTTATATCTATGAGATGGACAAAGCTGAACACCAAGAGTTGAAAGATTACTACCAAAAAGAAGTTGATAAAATCAATGACCTTTTCGACCAGTTGAATGATAAATTCAAAACTAAGTTCTAAATTTGATCGATTTATTGTGCAAAAATAACTTTATTATGGAAAAATATTATGAATTAGCAGAAAAAGCTTTCGGACAATTTTATAATGGCATGCCTGCGCCAATTGGAGAAGACAAAGACCATGTTTGCAACATCGCTGCAAGTGTTATGATGACAAGAGATAACGTTCTGTCAGGTGGAAGCTTTGTTCGAGCTGTTATTGATAATAACCTTGAACAAGCTGTCAACAGAGCTGATTCAGTCTGCATAAAAAACTTGGTTTTTTTCGTCTATTGCAAAAATTTTGTTCATCTTTAACATTGGACATTCAAAAGAAATTTAAATGAGAACTTATAAGTACACAGGATTTTTCAAAAGTGCAGAAGGACACACTTATCAATTAGAAGTCAATTGTAATGGATTTCTTCAAGCATTTTTTCTTTTAACCGCAGATGCGATTAGAAGTGCAAGACATTATCAACTTAATAAAATTACTGATGAAAAAGGTAACGAAAAAATGGTTGATGACATTATTAAGTGTGGTGCGTTATTGTCATAGCATTGCACCTAACGTTTTGCGTATATGTGAAGTACGCATAGCAGAAACTTGAAATTAAATACAGATCTTAATGGCGTATTTCACATATACGCTGTTAGCAAATCGTAAAATTATGACTGAGAAAGATATTTTAAAATTAGTAGAAGAAACATTCAGCGAAGAAATTTCAACTTCTTGTGCTGAAACTGTATTAGGACTTGAAAGTTGGATTGATGGTAAAGAAGAATTTATAAAAAAGTTAGCAGAGAAGTTGAAATTGTTATTTGATGAGAATGACTTATCTAAATAATTTTATGTTTGCTAACGTCTGATGATAAACAATCGTTTTAATATTTTTTACACTTTGTTATGTGTAGTAATTTTGTGTGTGGGATTTGAATTAAAAATTAATTTCTAAATATTTATATATAAAGATAAAAACTATGAGTAAGAAAATACGAGAAATGATAGATAAGGTTAAGAACATTAAACAGTTTGTAAATGAAAATAGAATATATTTATCTCAAAATGGTACAGATGGGTTTGGTTATGTGATGAATATTCATTTAAAAAATAATGGTGAAAAAATTGGTTCAATTGTTTTTAGAAAAAAAACATACCTGAAAGAAAAGGGTTATCCATATGTTTTAGAATTACATATTGGTTTTGATGAAAACTATCAAAGACAAGGATTTTTTCAAGAAGCATTGATTGAATTATTAGAAGCCACAGACACTCCAATATTTATTTCATCTGGTAGGGTTATTAATCCAGATGTTTTTAAAGCAATTTCTAAAATAGACACTACATTATTAAATGTTCAAAAAATTGAAGATGGATTCATTATAACAGAAAAATAAGTGCGTTAGAAATTTTAAATTTTCTTTGGAAATTAGAATTCTTTTCACTACTTTTGTAGGACATTAGTTTTATAACATTTCATTTCACTATTTAAAACTTACTATCATGAGCTACACTATTCTTTATGCAAAGCAATTCATTAAGATTGACGAGGCAAGAGTAATTCCGTTTATACTTCAAGGCGATAATAACGTCTATGAAACTGACAGAAAACGTGCAAGAGATTGGAGCAATTCTCGTATGTTCAATAGAACCATTATAACTTCCAAGGAAACTTTGCTTCAAGAGATTGAACGATTCAAGCAGGACACCATTGAACGCTGCAATGAAGATGTAAAGCAATATGATGGAACTTGGGCTTATGACGAAAAAAGATTCGGCTATCATACAGGTATAGCTGTTGGTGCCAGACATACAACTAAGACCTCCTTTGGAATGTTCAAAAACTTCTTTGTAAGTGGAATTAACAATGCCAAAACCATTGAAGAACTGGCAGAATTAGGTTGTTCTTTAGCAATTAGAGTTAGCGAATATGATAAAGAAAAGATTACTAAGGCTGGACTTGAAGTTAAACCTACTGTCAATTTCACTTCAACTGAACAGGCTGTTGCCACCATTGAAGAATATGAAGCTTACTACAAAGGGCATAATATTTACTTGTATATTTATGCCTACGGAATGGACAGAGTTGTTGAAAAGACTAAAAAAACTAAGACTCCAAAGCAAAAGATTAAGGTTGACCAGTACTTTCAAATAAACACACCTTTTGGACTGTTCGTCAAAAATACTTCAAGAGGATTCCAATACAGCAGATGGAATGCAAAAGCCTTCAGGACAGAAAAAGATGCCTGCAAGAGCTTGGACACTCTGAAGAATAAATTTCCTCAACACAACTTCACTGTTGAGCTTGTACAAAAGGAAGCTTACATTTAACATTGGACATTCAAAAGAAATTTTGAATTTCATTTGGAAGTTTGAAATTTCTTTTGTATTTTTACTATTATTTCACTATTAAAACTTAAAGCTATGTTTGTATTCAAAGTTATAACCGCAATCCTTTGGTGGGCAATCAGTCTCGTTTGGGCTTTCGATATTTATTATACATTCAGCGACCAACCTATATTTAGAGAACTTGTAGCATTATTCTGCTTCGGATTTTCAATTTGCTATGGATTTGAGACAATGTTCGCAAAAAAAGTAAGATGGTTTCAATTGGTACTTTTTATAACATTATTTATGATTATGTCCGCTGCAGGATGTAATCATTAATCTTAAAACTTAATTAACATGAATTATCAAAATTATTTTGAATCTCTTGAGGAACAAAAAACCATCGAAAGAAATTATAAACTTTCTTTGGAAAATTATAAGAAGGAAGTAATCTATCAATCGTATTGTGAAGTTATTGACTTCTTATACTATATACACCAAAGAGGTTACAGAAATCCTAAAGGTACCCCATTACATGTATTTCTGGACACACCTGAAAATTTAAAAAACAACTTGTTCCACAAAGTTCAAGGGACTAATGGAGGAGAACTTCTTTACTTGGACAGGGAGATAAGCTCATTCGTAATCCTGTACAAAGACAATGGAATTCTGATTGAATGCTCTAATCATAATGGGGCAAAGATTTACTTCACAACCGTTGAAGCATTCATCAAAAAAATCTCTGAAAAGATCTTGGACACTTTTGTGATTGTTGAACCTTCTAAAGAAGACTTGGAACTTTCATATTCAAACGCTGATATATTCTAAGTTGTCCACCTTAAACTAATCAAGGGTAATGTCTTCAGGATATTACCCTTTTTTTCTTTTGGACAGCCCATAAATTCTTGACTGCTATCATGTTTATTGAATATTTATTTATAAAAATATGAAATCAGTCATCTCCATTATTGAATCCCAACTCGATCTGTTCGTCCACCAATTTGGCTTTGCAAACCTTTCGGACTTCGTTAACTCTCTTGTCCACCCAAAGCTACTTCTATTCACACTCCCATTCTCGATCCTTAGCTTTTCCATCTTTGCTACGTTGGAAGTTTGGCTTGGACTATCTTCAATGGCTATCGTTGGATTTATTATAGCAGCAATTCTAGAACTCGTAACAGGACTTTGTGCCAGTGTAGTAAAAGGAATTCCAATCGTCAGCAGAAAGTTTAGCAGATTCGGACTTAAAATTTTTGTTTGGCTTGGACTATTACTCGTTACCAACAGCTTCTATCTTTCTTATGTTGACAACCCAGATGTTCTTTCGGAAATTAGCGAGTACTTCTTCTATACCCTACACAATATCCTGGTCATCTATATTATGACTGAATATATCATATCTATCCTTGAGAACCTCTCAGCCATCAATGGAAAATCTGATTCCATCCTAACAACCTTTATCAAATCCAAAAGAAAACAAATTTTTAATTACTTGGACAAATCTACATCCCTCCAGAATGAACCTGAAGCTGGACAGGAGGAAGAAACTAAGCCAAGTGGGACTAAGACCAAGCCTAAGAAATAAAAGTGTCTTAAATCTAAAATAAATGGCTCGACCGCAAACAGGTGAATAACATAAGTTGTCCACCTGTTTTTTTTGTTAAAAATGCTAAAAATTAATATAAAAAGCATAGAATAGGCTGAAAGCCCCATCACTACTTCGTTTTAGACTGTTTAGATCAATACTTTTGAGTTTCATAATATAGATATAAAGAATCTCAAAAGTATTAACTAAAGAAGAATATTATATTGAATAATATAGAACACATACACTTTTAATATATGTTGTAGGGAAAATCTCCCAAAGAAAGTTTTGTAGTTTCTTAAGAAAGCCAAATAAAATTAATTAAGTTGGAAATTAATTTAGAATAAAAAAAGGCTTCTGAAGAAATTTCTTCAGAAGCCAGAGTTAAGCTTAACTTAAAATTACTTAGCTGAGTCTTTGGAAACAGTGTCAACGACAACTGTATCTACAGCAACTTTGGTAGAATCCTGTGTGCCCTTTTCGGTACAACATTTTTCTTTGCAAGTTGTGCAGCTTCCCAAGAAAAGACAGAGTGCTAAAACAAAAACTGCAATTTTCATTTGAAAGTATTAAAAATAAATGTGGTTTAAAGTGGTCTTTGGTTGACCTGTATTGTGTTATCTTGAATGTTTGAAGGTTCCATAGGAAGAAAGTATTCTTCTTCGGGGTAACTGAATCCATCCCAGATATCTGGATCATTACTGTTTTTGAATTCATAATCCTCATCTATAAAAGATAGTAGGAATAAATCTAGATCATCTTCAGAATAATCTTCAAAAGAATCTGGTAAATTTTTCTTTGGAGGGTTCATATTATAATATTTTTATTCCACAAATATATATACTTTCAAATGAAAATAAAAGGATTTGTTTTAAATTATTTTTTAAAGTTCCAATTCTTTTTTTATTATCTCTATAGCAACCATTGCAAAAATCGCCATATGACAAGCTAATGATAGATAACTTATCAAATCGATCCAGAATCCTAATTGGAGCTTAGAGATTTTATAAAAAAGTGGAATCTGAAGTGCCAATAGAAGCACAATAAGTATTCCAAAGTATTTTATTTTGCGTTCCATAGAAATACAATTTAAAAAGAACCCTCCTAAGAGGGTTCAGGTAACAACAATTAGGATTTCCTAGTAATATTTCTAAAGAACGCTTTGATATCTTCTGTAGAAGCTTCAGTGTTATCCAGCTTGATGAATTCCTCCAGGAGGTCGTTTTCTTCTCCTTCGTTGAAGAGTTCATCAGAAGCCAAACGGATCTTCTCCATAAAACCTGCTTTCTTTGGTTTTACAATTGCTTCCACTTGACGAGTTTTAACTTTCTTCACAACCTTTTCGCCAGTCTCTGTGACAATAGTGTTGGCAGCAACAGCATCTTCAACTGTCTCCACAACCTTTTCATAATCGGCTCCAGTGTCCTCAATGATTTTGATAACTGTATCATGGGAAATCTCACCCTTCAAACATCTCTGTTTGATAGCTTCAGGAGCATTGGCAAGTTTCAAGTAGCGGTATACAAGGTTCATCCTGTTTTTGCCATCTTCAGAAAGCATAGATGCAATCTTCTTAACATCCCATCCATATTTCTGCAGTCTTAAGAAAGCTTCAGCTTGTTCCACAGGATGCAAAGGTTGCTTTTGAACTCCTGTAATGATCATCTCAGAAAGACGAACTTCAGGGGAATTGTTCACAAGAATAGCTTTAACCCTGGAAACTGGAACGCCCTGCTCCAAAAGAGACATGATTGCTTTGTATCTTCTGTGACCATCCACCAGAAGATACCTGTCGGTCCCTTTGATGCGAGATAACTTCAGAGGCTCTTTCAATCCGTGCTCCTTGATCGATTCAGACAACGCTTCAATGTTGTTATAAATCTGACGAACATTTTCTTCCCAGTTGACATCAATGTTTCTGATGTCGATCTGGATCATGTCTGAACGTGTTTCTTTGCTGATATCACCAAGAAGTGTATCAAATTGATTACCGAGATTTGTGGTTTCCATAATTGTTGTTTTTAAAAGTT